TAGCGTTAATTGTGTTGCGACAGAAGCTTCACCACGCAGAGGATCCCCGGCATCAAGTACAATCCCTATTAGTTCGGCTATCTGATATGTCTCCTTGCTTCCAATTGGTCTTGCATTCATTAGAAGAGTATCATCTCCGGCCGTTCCCTGGTGGATCGTTAGAGTGGCTACAGTTGTCGTATCATTAGTAACAACAGCGTTTATAATTCTAGCCCGGGTAAGCACAGGAGTGGTATAAAGCAGGGTGTCTGCTGCTGGCACCTGAGCAAAATAAGCGTTTTTAATTTCTACTGTCATGTTATTTCTCCATTTCTAATCTGCTGCCTACAGTGTTGATTTCATAATGAAAATCAGCTTCAAGGAAGTATGCATCATCCGCATAATCATTAGCCACACCTACATCACGGGTCAAGGAACAAATCAACATTGAGCTAATTTTCTTTCCAGTGCCGGAAATATTAACTATATCGGTAAGTATATGGTCATCGTCTTTATATCCATGAGGCAACTGCGCTATGAATTGTACGCTCTCATTATTAGGCCCGGTGCTAAATGCCTCTACTATTCCACCTTTATACGCGATTGGCGTCGTGTCAAATGCTCCCCCACCTTTTACGGAACTCGCCGGGAATCGCAAATCATCCCAAACAATTTCTTTCAAATAGTACGTGAAAGGTGGTGTAATTAAACCCATAGCATAAATATATTTTTCCAACCCACTGATACGAGCTTCAAAATCTTTATTTACCGGCTTTGAAAAAAACAATTTTTTAATATCGTTTATCGTAGAATCATAAGATTTATTTTCCGGTATCGAATAGATCAGAGATTCGAGATTTTTATCCGTTTCAACATCAAGTGTATTTGCCAAAAGAATAAGATTATCAACAATATTCAGATAATCTTCTATAAGCGCATCTGGCCAATCAGAAAGAGCCTTTAAATCATTGGCACTTAATATCAAACCCCTAAGACGTTCTATGGTTTTTGAATCAGGCATAAGCCAACCTCATAAGCGCAAACGCCATTCTCGATTTAGAAACACCCCTGAACTTGAACCCCATCCAATTATTACAAATACCGAGTCTTCTTAAAATAAAATTCTGACTATATTCAGTTGGCTCACCGTATTGCATCCAATATTCCCCGCCATAAATTACACCATCATATGTTATTGAAATAGCTACAGTTGCATCAGAAGTCGTGGTATGTCCTGGAATAGTTTCTATGCTTAGTTCATCAATAGATAATGATTCTAAATTAACAAAAGGAGTATATAATAACCATTCCGTGATAGCATCGTATTGTGTACAAACATCATTGTCTAAGACTCCTATCTTGGAATCTAACTTATCTCCATATACCCATTGTCCGGACCGAGCATCTAATATACCATTAATCCCTCGATAAACCGTATCTCCTGTGCCAGTTTTCAACAAAGTCCATGCTATTTCTTTTTCAAATTCAGCGGCAATAGATTCATTAAAACATAAAGTCTCTTCAGGAAGATGAACCAAAATAAATGTAATATCATTTTCGGTTCTGCTCTCCATTCGGATATCTGATAGTTCTGGCTCTGTATATTTAGCTAAAATCTTATCAATTTCACGGGTGGAAACTTTTGTAGCACTGCCAATACCGATAATATAAACAGACACAGCACCATCTCGATATCCGCCAGTAATATAAAACTTCCCACCTGATTCACACTTTGCATGAGTTGCTACTATTCCTATCTTTTGGCCCCTTGTTGCTACTCGCTGAAACGCAAAATTGGCAGTTGATACATTAACAAAATATTCAAGAGAATATCTCCCAAATACCATAACCTTATTATCCTGGGTTTTTGCCAATCCGAGAGATGGATCTGGCATAAACTCTGCCGTTGCGAATTGCAAAGGGTCAATAGATGTTTCGTCAGCAAGCTCGGTATGAAACAAATATTCTCCGTCTGTCATGAAATAATAATTATCAACCCAAACCCCATCAATGGGATTTCCAAGATCAGCATCTACTACTTCTTGGAATCCACCTACTGGATCATAAAGAAAAAATCTCCCGTCTGCTATAATTCCCTGAGTATTAAAACTATACAGATCAATAAGACGTGCTTGCAAAATTCCAGGAATAATACCTAATTCCACGACAGTTCCATCTTCTGCAACTGATATTAGCTTGGTTCCAGATACTCGATAATGAGCAGAAAACCTCTCATTATAATTAGCTCCTCGATCCACACCTTTTCCATCTGCTAATTTTGTTAGACCAGGATAACCGATCATATATCCTTTTGCGCCAAGAATATCCCTTTTAACGGCGTACATATTAACGGGCAGGGCGTCTCTATAATCGGTTTCTATTCCGACCTTATCGCCTTTTATTAGTGTGATGGGTGCTACTGGCATTATTCAATTTCCACGCTTGCGGTTAGCTCAAAATTAATTATTCGAGTTGTCACTCTTCCGGTATCGGTTGTCATAACTATCTTGACTCGTAAAAGACCGTCAGAAGACGTACCTCCATCGGCTTGTATCTGGTAGAAAATATCAGGGCTTGTGTCAGAATCGGAAACAATGGTTAAGCCGGTGTCAGCTTCAATGGTATAACTTGCAATTTCTTCAGGATCTATCAAATAAGAATTAAAATGTTCAATAAAGTTATCAATATCCCCAATAATCATTCGGTTAGTCAGGCAAACATTTGGAGCTTCAGCAACTGGTGTATAAAATTTACGAAGAGACCATCGAGTATTGCCGGCACCAATAGATTGTCTACTTGGATATTGAATTTGTCTTGGATTTGCAGTTGAAGCATAAAGAAAGGACATTCCAGCAGAGGCATTTCTTGCCAACATCGGATCTGGCTGCATCCCTTTGCCAAAATCAGATAATAATCTCATGGCCAAAATGCACTCGAATGAATACCAGTATTTTTTATCTAATCCTGATGGTGAATTAATATCCGGTTCTTCTTCAAAATAATACCCAGTACAAACATTACGTCCATGCAACTCATTTGCCATACCTTCAAGGCGTCTTAAAGCAAGTATGAGATCATCAGGCCCTGGATCTACGGTTATTCCGGATATTCTCATTTGGGAGTAAGCCCCGTTGATTATATCGACTTTCAGATCATTCGACATTTTCCAGTTCCTCTAATTCATTGGTAAGGCGCGATATGCTTTTATTATGCCAGTAGTTAATCCCGGCATCTTGTGCCGCTTTTCGGATGGCGGTTTCCGGTGGTTCTATCTCGGTTGTTTCTTCAAGATCGGTTTCCGGGGCCTTTTCTTCCACGGTCTCTTCCGGCTCTTCTGTGACCACTGTTACCGCCTTTCTTCCTTTTCCAATTCCTTGATCTCTGCTTCCAAAATCTCTTCCGGGGTATAAAACCAACCCTCATCTAAAAGATGCAGATATGAAAATTCATTGCATATTTGAATCTGACATGGAATGCCATTGACCTTCCCCATATTTCCTGATTTATAAAGTATAATTGCCATTTTGATCACCTATAGTTGTGGGGGCCCCGAAAGCCCCCAGGTAGGATTAAAGTTCATTCATAATTTGTTTAATATCATTAACCTTATCAAGAATGTCATTAATTGTGTCCGCAAGATCGGTGATATCAAATTTTCCATACTCAACATAACCATCGCCATTACACCCTGGCCATGGACATGGATCAATGCCGGGACCAAGCATATTCCCTATTTGGTTAGGAGCAACTCCGGTTCCGTTACATTGAACACAAATCTTATAAAGATTTACAGTTTCTGACATAACGATCCCCTTTAGGTAATTAAACCTCCGTTAAGATAGCAATTACTATATTTACCAGCCCCACTTGCAGGATCGTTAGCGGTTGCTTCGAAGTTGGTGTTAAACACAGTTACAATATCTGAATCATCATCTAAGCCAAGGGCCAACGTTGTACCGGCACCGGCTATATTACAATGATCAATTATGGTTAAAGACGGAACACAATTTGCATCAAAATGTATTCCAGTTTGATCCCCGCCCAAAATGTTCAAATATTCAAGCGTATTGCCAGAGGCTTGTTTGGAATTAGCGTTATCCGTCACGATGTAAATACCGTTTCTGCACGCATTAAACCGACAACCGGATAGAATATTGCCAGTCATGTCTTTAACAACTTCAAAACCCCTGGTCGTGGTGGGACTCGCTCCTGGAACTCCATTAAAAATACAATTAACTAGAACATTTCTGTTAAAATTATCTGTCTGAAACAAAACTTCTGTTCCTGCGTCAGCAGGGGCGTCAAAACAGATATTTTCAATTCTTGAGTTAATTATACTTGTGCAATCAACTGGAGAACCCGAAGCGGGTTTTATGGTTACTCCACGTTCGCCATTAAGATCAAATGCATCTCCATGACCAAGCAATGAAGAACCATGTGGAAAAGATTCAAGATTCTCGGCGTACTTACCAGGTGCGATATGAATTTCTCGGTTAAGAGCCCATGGACTTGCACCCCAATTAATAGCAGCGCTATTTACTGCGATGGCTTTGGCAATCGTTTCAAAAGCACGATCCCATGTTCCCCCATCTTTTGTATCACTCCCCCAAGGAGCAACATACATTTTGACGGATGGATTTTGACCATCGAGAAGTCCTTTTAACTCACTTCTTGCTATGTTTAATCCTGTGTGAAAAAAATCTCTTGCTCCTTTATGAAGCATATAATCTCTAGGCATGATATTATCTCCTCTGTTCAAGGCGGGGTGTTATCCCCGCCGAGTAAGATTGTTTATGTTAGGTATGAGCAGGCGGTCCACCTGTCCCGGTTAAACTCCAAATGCGCCATCCAGCAGAATCATCTACATAAAATAAAATAGCCTGGTCCAGGGCATCAGCAAATACAATAGTTGACCAACCAGTTGAAGTTGCTGGAGTTAATGTCCCATCTCCGTTGCCATCAACTGCAAGAATAATTGACAAAATTTGACCAGGTTTGCCGTTTGCCAAAGTCAAAGCTTCAGCATCATCACCAGTTGTTTTAGACACATGAGCATGGGTGACAGGAATTACTAAAGCATCTGCAGCAACAGCAACAGCAAGATCCACTGTGGCATCGTAGTCATTCTGATGCATTATTTCTGCGAGTCTCATTATTAGTGACATGATTTCTCCTTTTTAAGTTTAAGTTGGGCTGGGACAGTTTCCTGCCCCAGAATTAGGGTTAAGGAAAAAGATTAAAAAGTTACTGCAACGCCACAATTGGCCGGGTTTTTGACTGTGATACCATACCAGGTGAACAATCTGAACCGGAAAGTCATGGTGTCAATATTACCGTCATACACCAAATACAGGTTCAGGCCATTCGACATAGTATCCGTAATAACTTTCATACCGTCATACTGCTTGAATAGCTCCGCAGGAATTGAACCGCCAATAACCTCAATTGCCGATTTGTCCCAAAATAGGTTGGTTTTATTGGAAGCGTCAATGTTAAGCCGGGTAATTGTGGCAGCATTCAGAATTGCTGTGTTAATATTAGCATATGCCGCCTCAAGGGTTGTGATTGCGGCCTGGTCAGCTGCAATCGGCTTGGGATAGACCTTGATATGGGTGCCGTCTGTTAACTCAATAACAGCGAACGTCATGGCCTGTCCAGTAGCGGTCTTATCGGCTAATCCAATGGACTGAATCTCTACGGCGGTGTTTTCAAGCTGAAACTTATCACCCACGGTTAAAAGAGCCGAGTTATTTACAACTAAACTGGCTTCGCGATAGTCAATATTGGTTACAACCCCGGTGGTTGCATTAACAGATCCACCGACCGGAACAAACGCCTGATCTCCGGTTACAGTTACAGCAGGATCGGCTCCACCAGTGATATTCGGAAGAAATGAGCCTGTGAAAACATCAAAACCTGCTATGTTCTGACCAATCTGTCCGGTTTTCCATGTATCTGCCGGTTTACCTTGAAGGGTCTGTCTTGCAGCCAAATCTTTGGAAAACAAAAGAGTATCTCGGTCATTCAATATGAAATATCGCTGAGAAGTTTTTACCTGCCGCTCGTTCATAATGGCCTGGGCCTCGGCGATAAATTCATACCCGCTGGTTACGTTGGACCGATAGAACATGGTCCCCTGAACAGCTACGGCCGATGCAATAGCCTTATTGAGTACCGAAGCCTGTTTTTTACCTGACTCTTTTCCACGCTCTTCCCAGAATCGAGTGGTCCGCATGTCATCCGCTCGCATCTTAACGTAATCATTGCTGGGTGTGCCGAGTAGAGCCGGGTAAGTTTCTTCAATGATACCTGTTTCCTGCCCAGACAGATCCCACCCAGAAATTACTGGTGCGTGTTGCTCTACCGGATACCAAATGAAATTCCCGGTATTTTGCATGGACCCACCATCAGGCTGGTGGAAATTTGTCATGTCGAGCATGTCCATTTGATGCTCATGGGTTTCCAGAGCTTTTTCAAACATTACCTCTGCTACTTTACCTGTTGAAAGTGCCATAATTTATTTCCTTTCTACCACTTAGAAACATCTACACCTGCAGCCTTAGCTTCCTTTTTGGCATTGTATGCCTGTTGAAGATCACTTTTACCATGAGCAGCATCATATTTCTTTTTAAACTTTACCTCTGCTCCTGTTATTGGCGCATCACCTTTGATATTGGTTGCCGGGTCAGGTGCATTGCTTCGTGGTTTTATTGGGTTTGTTAGTCTTTGTTTTTCCTGTCCGAGATAAACAGCGGCCTTCATACCGGATTTGTCGGACGCCAATAAAGATTGAAACTTATTGAGCGCCGGCTTGTTCCGGCCAAGATAATAAATTACCTTCTCTGAGCCTTCACCGAGAATTGAGATGACCTGATCAACAATCACATCACCAAGGTTCGGGGTTATTGCCTCAACCGCTTTTCGGACCGTGGTATCAGCGGCCTTGTAAACTTCGGGCTTGATACCGCTTTCTTCAATGAGCGTTTCCGCCCTCTCATAGTGGCTATCAACAGCCTCCGTGAGTTTTTCCTGTGCCTGTACCTGACCTACTTTTTGTTGGTCCTCTAACCGAGTTCTGTTAATTGCCTCGGTGGTTCGGCTTTGATTGTACGTGTCAAAAGCTTCGTCAAACAGTTCGTCAGTTTCAAAATCATCTCTTTTGGGCCGAACCAAAACCGTCTCTTCTTTAGGTTTCAGTTTAAGTGCATCGTCTCGTTCTTTTTTCAACCGTTCAATCTCTTCATCACGGTCCGAGATCTGCCCTTTAAGCTTTTTCTTTAAACCAACAAACTTACCAACAGGCACTTGTCTTGAAGGATCGTCAGGGTCCTGCTCCCCTTCTTCCTCTTCCATCCACGGCTCTTTAACCGGCTCAATAGGATTACCATCTTCATCGAGCTCAGCTGCTGCTGCTTCTGCTGCTCTGCCAATGTTGCTGCTGCTGCTATTTCTTCAGGTGTCATCTCAGATATTCTCCTTATCTGCAAAGGCTAATCAGGTTCCCCCTGCGGGTTGCGTTTTATCGGGCCGCCTCCGCTTATTTTTTTAATAATTCATCAGCCTCTTTTATTAAATCGTCTAAATCATCCATCGGGCTGGATGGTTTAGGGAGGATTAAATCAGATGTAGAATCTATAATATTTCCGTCTTTATCAAAAACAGCAATGGCTTCTCCATCTCGAATAAGCCCTGCGTAATCTTCTGGCATTCCTCCATGACCGGTGTGTTCCCCCCGGACAAGAATATATCGCATATCATCATCCGGTGTCCAATATTCAAGTGCTTCCGTTAGAATATCTCCTAATTCAGCAGGTAAATCTTCTTGATATTCAGTAGTAAAAACTGCGACACCATCAAGCTGATTGTTGGTAAATTCATTGTCAATCCACTCATACGAATTTGATATAAGTTTGCCAGCCTTGGGTATTTTTATATCTAATCTTTTATCTATATTAGGATCTATAACTCGAATACCATAATCAAAAGAATCGTCAGCTTCTATATGCTTGCGTATCCTAGATAAAGACTGCTTCCATTTAACAGGAAGATCTATATTCTGATAATCTTTATGTATTTCCCCACCCATCGGGCTTTCTGAGGCTTGCTTGGTGGTTGTTGGCTTCTGTAATCTGCCACGCAAGCCCATATTTTTTGGAGTTTCTTTAATCTTCGCCATATAAGGCACACCGCCCCTTAAAATATTTTTTCCAGTTGCCTTCTGTCTGGGGAGCTTGCCACGTGATGGCACTAAATCTTTAGTAATACCCATACCACTAAGGGGCTTACCACTCACCACTTTCTTTGCTGCCATCATTTCTCTTGCCGCCGCCACAATGCCTTTAAAACTCCCAAAAACAGGCTTGATTACACCGCTACCAGTTACATCAATCATGGGAGAATCGGCATAGATTGACGGCGTATAGTTTGGGTCTGACCTGTCAATCCACTCTTTCGGGTTCCCGGTATAAGGCCAGATATTTGTCCTTTCAACCGATTCGGGCAACGGTGGAAGCTCTTTAAAAAATAAATCTTTTAGACCCTCTAACATATTATCCTGTTGCAATCATTTTAAATAGTTCATCATCTTCCATATCTCCAATCTGTCTTGGAGTTTGAAGCTCAATAACCTTGATTTCATTGTCAATCTGTTCGCCAATCGCTTCAATGTCTGTGCCTCATGCGCTGCAACCTCAACTTTCATTCGCTCAGTCTGGGCCTTAAACACATCAACCTGAAGCTTTGACTTTTCGTTAGCATCCTTGAGCTGCATCTCAACACCATCTTTCTTTACTTTCATGATGTCTGCTTGACCTTTAAGTTCCTCAGCTTTAGCAAGTACCATTGCAGGATCTTTTTCCTGTGGTTGCGATTGAGCCTGCTCCAAAAGTTCTTTTTCTTCGTCGGTTTCAGGCGTTTTGATCCCAGACAATACAAGCTGCTTGTTTGCAAACTCTTTAAGATCTTCCATTTCCACGCCATCAGATAACTGGATGATCTTCAATTGCATAGCTTTTCGCATTGGATCATCGGGTAACATACCGGCAAGGACCGTCTCAAGTCGATCAAGAGTCTGTTCCTTCTGGCTGGTATATGATGCAGTGATCCGGCTCGTAACTTCAAATTCTGCCATCCTTAAATCATTCAGAATAACAACCTCACCAGACTCCTCATCAATTACCGACTGCATGACTTCCATTTCTTTTTTCGTGCCGTCCGGTAGTTCAATCTTTTCCTTGCCAGGAATGTCATATATTTCAGACGCCATGGATATATATATTTCACCGTCACGTCGCATAGCAAATTTCTTGTGTTCTTGATAAATCATTGATTGCATGTCAAGACGGGCCTGCAATGCCAAGACAGCCTTACCAGACACGTCAGGATCTGCAATGTCCTGGGGTAATCCTGGGTTCGCAACTTCCCTGATAGCTCCTGCCGATAGTTCAATGGCAGCGGTCAATGCGGGAGGAATGCTCACATTGGGCATTGTTGCAATTGGCCCTATCTCCAGGTCTTCACCACTTGCATCTTTTCTGTTTTGGAGTAAATACGGGTAGTTGTTCTCAGCACCGGACATCTGGTACATATGTTCAAAACCAGCGATTTGTTCCTGAAAGAAAATAGGCTTTTCCCTGGGGGATCTTGAAAACATATCGGTCAAGTAAGAATACGCAAAGTCTCGCATCTTTTGAGGATCTTTAGCTAATTTTGTTACGCCTTCATAAACCTCTTCACCCTCGACAATCGCTCGTTCACCATACTCAGGAATAACCGGAATATTACCGCCGGCTATTCTCTCGCCGGTCCTTTCGCCGTCAACCATTTCACCGTTAAGAATCTCTGCACCAGATGCTATGTATTTTCTGACCTCCCAAACCTCGATAGTTTTTTCATCTGTAATCTCATACCCGGCATCCATCATCTCATCCATGACATTCTTGAGCGCCGTTTCTCGTAATACAGTTGTTTCGCCAAAAGGGTCGGTCATGGTCAGAACTTTTCCCTTGACTTTCTCCCGGTGATAAAATTCAGACACATAAATCTTCTTACCTTCCCCGCCAATCCACGGAAAAGTATAGGAATGTTCAGGGTGTTTAAAATTAGACGGTGATATGGTCTCAAGTTCTTCACCGGTCAATTCATAGACTAATTTTTTATAACCATCCTCAGAGTATGCGCTTAAATGTGAATAATAATCAGCATCAGACTTGTCAATTCGTTTGGCATTCGGGTCCCAGTATCCATTATTATTAGCTTCATACACTGGTCTACGAACAATTTTCTGTTTCTTGCTTCCAGTCTTACTAGATACGTATTTTGTCTCAATAATCCAAGCACCTACGCCACAAACGACACTTTCTTGTTCTGCTACCGCAAATGCCTCAAGCGATGTATTATGGTTAGAATCACGTCTATATAGACCATCCGCAAGTTCGGCAACCTCATCAGGTGTGTCATTAATCGATTCAAAATCATTTTGAATAGGATTAGATGCAAGGTCAGCAAGTATCTGTTTCCCGGCGCTACGAATCATATCAAACTCACCACGATAATCCATCTGAATATCTTGTAATAGTGAATCATCCCAGTGAGTTACCCAGTAGAATACAAGATCATCGGAAGCACACTCTCGGTTTACCTGCCCGGAATTAAATCCTTTATCATGTAATCGTTTCAGATCTGTTAGTTTTAATGGCATGATGTACGCCTTTTATTTAATGTGCATCCCAAAGGTTTAATTGGCTTCGGCATTACAAATGGAATAATATTTGGCTGTACTGGTGTTCGCATCAGCATCATTACCGAGTCTGATAAATTAGGAGATTTAAATTTAAATTTAGATTTCATTTCTGGTTTAGTATAAAGCTCGAACTTACCCGCACCATTAGGCTTGACAGGCATTCGACACAACTCAGAACGTAGCTTTGGAATCAAAGGTAAGCTCGAGTCAAATGAAATCAGATCATCGGGATTATGCAACTCATAATAATATTGAGCACGTTTATTTTTAATCGCATCTTTATTTGTTTTCTTGTTCTGGACCAGGCTCTTTTCAACCGGATCATGTATTGCGTCCGGTCTGTCAACACCCTCACTACCCTTGAACATACTAATCACTGTGGATTTACCACTAAACGCTCTCGTTACCTGCCGATTGAGGCCCACCCCCATACCATCACAGTCCCACGTAAACGCATCAGAGTTGTGATTTATCGCCAAGCCCAGCGCCCAGTCTCCACCCTCATTAATGTCACCGTCTGTTTTCTCTTGCAGGTCTAGTAAAACAGAACCATGCCGGAACGCAAAGCCCTTGTCATCCGGGCCCGTGTCAGACGGGTCATGAGATGAGAACCTAATACCTTCCGGCTTAAATCCCAGCCTCTTATGTGCATCTATACACGCATCGAACCACTCGGCCATGATCAATGCATCTTCAACACTATCATTAAACGCACCCTCCCAGATCCAGTCATATTTTGCGCGGGACAGGTTCTCGTAATCCCATAACCGCTGCGGTTCCAACTCACCGTGCCATGGGTTATCGCGCCAGTTCATCTTGATGATCAGGTGCATATCATCCTCATAATATCCATAAGCATTCAGGTTTGCAAGGAATGGCAGAATAAATCGTTTTGAGAATGGATCAGCAGAAGACTGAGGATTTGCAGTGAAAAACAATTTGTATCCCGGTGACCGGAATGTCGGTATCACAATATCAATAGTTTCCTGGGAAAAAGCATGTGCCTCTTCACCCCAGAAATACTTAAAATCTTGATATGACTGAATAGATGATGGGCTCCGGTCTAAGCCTCTAAACCTGATACCTCCACCCGTTGTGCAATCGATCTTTTGCTTATCTATACTAAAACCAGAGACCGGAATAGATCCTATCAATCCCTTGAATAGTTTATGCACTGACTCATCAATACTATTCTGATATTCACGGCCACAAAGGACATCCGCCGCCTCTGTCTGGCATCGCATGAGCATGATACGACCTATGCTTTCAGACTTTGCGCTTGACCGGCCACCCATAAGCACAATAATCTTAGCATTTGTTGTTAATATTCGCTCACATTTTTGAGGTATCTGAATACTTGGCATTATGGTTTTGTCACCCTCGCAATAACAGTTCCATTTCGCACAATATCAAAGGGTAGCTCTCTCAATTCTTGCGCCAGATTTGCCCTTAATTGCCTAATACTCACATTTCTTATTGTGTACACATCTTCAGCCTTTTTCTCATTGTGTACACGCTTTTCAGGCTGTTTGTTGGCTTTGTGTACACATTTCTCAATCACTTTCTTAATTGTTATTCCCTTCTCTTTCTCCTCAGTATCCCATACATGAGGAGCACCAAGTCTATGACGGTGACCGCAAAGCCTGCATTTAGGTGATTGTGTGCTCATCCTTCTATCCTTGGAACAACAGGCACAATCTCTATGCGCCAACTCAAAGCCTTGCCGTCCGGATCTGATATCCGTGTGTTGTCAGTGAAATCAGCCTCTGATCTACCCAGAAGCTCTGAGGCTTTTTGTCTGTCTTTGATATCTGTCTCTTTATCCCTCATAGATTCAGTCCAAAACTGCTGTCTTTCTTCTCTATTTGCTATTGTGGATTGGTTGCGTTTAGCCTCTCGATCCTTTATAGCCTGGATTATTTTAGGCTTTTTTAGGTTCTCGTCTCCCATTTGGGCAAGGGTGTTGCTGTTACCTGTATATCCCGCTAATTTTGCTGCCTTTGTAGCGTTGCCGTCATAAAAATCAATAAATCTTTGTTGTTTGGGAGTGAATTTAGTAGGTGAGGTCATATTGCCAAGTCCTGGTAGTAGTGATCGATATCCTGAGCGATTGCCTGCTGGTCGTGATCTGATCCGCCTATAAGATTGATTTGTCTGGTTTGTAGATTGATGTCTGCGGTCATGTTGTGCTTAGTTGCGAGCTGGGAAATGTTGCTCATGAATATGATATCGATTTGTTTTGCCCGGTCCTGCAATACTTGTGGTTTCTCTTTGGTTGGTTTTTGGGTCATTGTCACACCGGGCGTTAAATGGTTAAATATTAACTGATCCGATATCTTGTATCCACTACATACCATGGGCACAATAGTATTGTCAAGAATTATTTTGCAATGCACTTATTTTCTTGACAATACTATTTATTATGATTATATTAACATAACCCTAACAAAAGGAGGTAACACCATGAAATGTCAATGTGAACGGTGCGGTCATGTATGGGATTCACGAACCAAACAACCTAAAGCCTGCCCTAAATGCAAACGATATGACTGGAACAGGGAGAAAACTAAATGATTTATTTTATTCAAGCTGGCAAAAATGGCCCTATTAAAATTGGATACACAAAAAATAAGCAGACTTTTAAAACAAGATTAAAAACTTTACAAATTGCAAATCCAGAAAAACTACGATTGAGATGTCTCATAAAAGGTTCAATGACAGCCGAACATTCTTTACATCGCAAATTCAGACATTTTTATATTCATGGGGAGTGGTTCCAACCCAATAAGATTCTACTAACCCATATTACTAATCAATTTCATAGCTTAATATCTTTTATGGCTGAAGAATACAACCCATCCTTTGAACTGTCGGAAGACATCGACTCAGTATTAATTAAAACCGGAGGCAACAAAGCCAAAGCTGCCAGACTATTGGGTATTTCAAGAGCCACTCTTTATCGAAGATTAAAAGAAGATTTGTGACAGTTATGTCTCATTTAATGATTTCAATAACTTGCAGTAATGGGTGTTTTTCACTTGTAATGATTTCAACAACTTATAGATTGTTATATGTATCACACACCCTTCTTGATACATTTGTGTCTCTGATACACTTTTGATACATATTTTAGATAGTTTACATTTTGATTATATTTTTTATATCCTGTTATGTCAAGCGTTTATCTACTTATTTGATTTATTTTTATGCTTTGGCATAGACATTGCTT